GTGTACTGCGTGAAGACATCACGTACACAGACAGACAAGAAGCCATCATTCAGAAATATTACATTACGAAATCTGAGTTGTATGCCCGTCTTTACAAACATCCCAACAGAGAAAAGATACTTTCTAAACTTAATTCAATGCCTCACGAAAGAACCGAGATAGCCAACGGTCTTGAGCGTATTATTATTTCCCAGTCTAACCCAACCATTTACGGTAACGTCAACCTAGACTTGGCTGGTGGAAACAGATATAAAGCAGAAGTATCTGAAGACACAGTTGAGATGACAGAACTCTGGTGCTGGGATGATGACATCTCAGACTACAGGGTTGTTACTAAGGCAGACCCAGACATTATCATTTACGAACGCACGGGCGAAGAAATGTTTATGAAGGGTGAGTTGCCCTTTATTCAGATTTGTCCAAACCCCTTGTACGACTACTACTGGGGCGCAAGTGAAGTACAACGTCTTATCTATTTGCAACAGTTACGCAATAGACGCATGACAGAAATATTGGATTTATTATCCAAACAAGTGTCCCCACCAACGGCTCTGATTGGGTTCACAGGCATCCTTGATGAGAAGAACTTTGCACTCAACCGTGCGGGGGGACTACTTTCTACAGATATGCCTAACGCTAAAGTAGAGAAGTTAGCACCCACTATGCCACCAGACCTATTCACAGAGATGCGTGAAATAGACGCAATGTTTGAAGAAGCCTCTGGTGTTGGAAATGTGCTACAGGGTAAAGGTGAAGCGGGTGTGCGTTCAGCGGGTCATGCCTCCCAGTTAGCCCGTCTGGGTTCGTCACGAGTTAAAAAACGGGCACTTATTATTGAAGATTCACTAGAAAAGTTAGCAACCCTATACCTAAAGGCTATGCAACTCTATGATGATACGCACTTTAAGGACACGCACGGTATACCTTTCATTGCCGAACAATTTACAAAAGAATTTACGGTTAAAGTGGACGGACACTCTAACTCCCCGATATTTACGGAGGACACCAGGACTCTTGCATTTAACCTACTCAAAGCAGGGGCTATTGACAAAAAATCTCTACTTGATTTAATAGAGCCACCGATGAAAGAAGAGTTGTTGGAACGTCTGAAGAAGATGGAGGAAAAGCAAGCAATGCAACCCCAACAACCACACGGCAAAGAACACGGTAAACCAGACTTGAAAAAGGTGGGATGATGGCAACACAAAACGTAGGTGGACCTAAAGTTAGCCCTAAAGCAGACCAGCCACGGGTGAGTACTGACACTCTTCGTAAACAAACTTCAGGACCTGGCTTGACATCAAGAACAACAGGGATTAAAGTTTCGTCTGGGGGTAGAACCCAGCGTAACTACGCTAGAACTTAATTAAGGAAACCATTATGATGCACAGATACGGTAAAAAAAGTCGCAAGACTCGTAGATAATTTCTTGAGAAAGAAAGAGGGTGTGGCTGCCTCCCCTTATAAGTAGGTGACCGCTGCTAAAGGAGAAATCTCATGGCACGTAAAGCTCGTAAACACAAGCGTAAGTAATTTCTTGGGGGCAACCCCTTGAAATGAACCGACATTGGGGGGTATGTCGTAAAATACCCTCCACCCTATTGACAAAAAGTTTGTAAGTGGTTACAAACTAGGCAAGGAGAAAATATGAGTGTTCCGTCAGACAAGTTAATGGAGTTAATGAAAGGCAACCAATCTGCTGGTGCGCCCCTTCCTGCGCCCCCGCCTGGTGCTAATATGTCTGATGCTGAAGTACCTCCAATGGGTTCGCCCATGTCTACTCCAGAGACAAAGCTCGGCTCTAAAGAAGCAGCAAGAATTAATTTAGGTATGGCTCAAGATTTACTAGAGCAATCCCTCCCTGCATTTGGCTCAGATACCGATGAAGGTAAAGCAGCTCTAAGTGCAATAAGCGCAATCAACAAAGTTCTTGGTCCACGCAAGAACAAAACAAACGAATTACAACAGTCAGAGATTCTTCAGATGTTACAGACACTTCCACAAGCTGGTGGTGGTACTCCTGAAGGAAAAGCTATGGCTGCTGCACCGATTCCTGGTATGTCACCTCTTGGTGGTATGCCTCCCCCACCTCCACCTCCTGGTGGCGGTATGCCCCCACCCCCAATGTAAACAGGAGTAATCATGGATTTATATAAACCCAGAGGTAATTCTCAACCACGTAGACCTACAGACAACAACCAGAAAAACGGAGTAGTTATCAACACTCCCCGTTATTCACAATTTGGCGGATTGTCTGGAGCTACAAAAGCATCAATGAATGGTATGCGGGTTGAAAAACCAGCTGACGGTAAAAAAGTTATTTAACAACGGTAAGAGGGTAACAAAATGTCTTTAGAAAATCTTTCCTTAGAAGCACGAGATGAGTTAGCTAGTCTGGCTCAAACACTTGCGGAAAATCCAGATACACGCAAAGATTTTTTGCGTATGACCAAGAAGGTCAAGCCTGGTATGCCTATCCCTGAGTTGGATATTGAGGAACACACCAACAGAGCAATCACTGCATCTGACCAACGTGTGCAAGCCTTAGAAGCAAAACTCAGAGAAAGAGATGCTCAAGCTGAATTGGAAAAGCGCAGACAAAACCTTGTGAAAAAAGGAATTAGAGCTGAAGACATTCCAGAAGTCGAAAAAATCATGCTTGAGAAACAAATCCCAAGCCATGACACGGCTGCTGAATACTTTGAATATATGAGACAGGCTGCAAAGCCAACTCCATCTGGATACAATCCTTCTGCTATTCGCCAGTTTGACCTTGGCAAGTATCAGAAAGACCCAAGGGGAGCAGCGCAGCAAGAAGCGGTTAAGGCTTTTGCAGAAATCAGAAAGTCTAATCGTCCAATCGGTTTGTAAAAGAGGGTGTAATTTGTCAGGGCAGAGATGCCCATCTTTAAGGAGCTAATATGGCTATAGGTGGTGGAATTCTGCCCCAGACAGGTAGTTCGCAATTCAATGAGTTAACTTACGTTACTCGAAGAGCGTTTATTCCTAAACTGGTTGTGCAGTTATACAACAGCACGCCTCTAATGGCAGCGTTGATTGCAAACAGTCAACAAGCCAGTGGTGGTGTATCTTCAGTAACTGTACCTGTTCAGGGTGCACAGTTTGTTAATGCACAGTGGTCTGACTACTCTGGCTCTTTTGTTCAGCCGTCAGTACAACAAGGTGCTTATAACGCTGAATACGACCTCAAGTTGATGATTTCTCCTGTACCGTTCCTCGGTATGGAAGGTGTTGCTCAACAAGACGCTGCAATCATTCCATTGATTGAAGCACGTATGAATGACGCAACCAACGTGATGATGGATGCAATGGCAACAGCCTTGTATAACAACACCACAAACAACCAACAGTTTATCGGACTCCCAGCTGCTGTGGATGACGGTACAGGTGGTGCAACATATCAGACTACTTACGGTAACATCAACCGTAGCACCTATACTTGGTGGCAGTCTAAGGTTTACAACGCAGGTAACGTAAACCCAACAAGACAAAACATTCTTCAGTACATTTCTGGAACAGTGAAGAGAGGTGCAGAAGTACCTACCTTTGGTGTTTGCGGATTTGGTACATGGACATTACTAGCACAAGACTTTGTAGGTCAAGAGCAGTATGTCATCACTCCTGGTTCTGGTTTTGATGGTGATGCTAACGGTCCTCAAGCTGCATTTAGAGCTTTGATGGTTGCTGGTGTTCCAATCTACGCAGACCCATATTGCCCAGAAGGTACTGTGTACTTCCTCAATACAAACTACTTGTCGCTCTACATCCATGAGCAAGGTTCATTTGTGTTTACAGGATTTGAGTCCACACTTCCAAACTGGCAAATTGGTTATGTTGGTGCAGTTCTTATGATTGCTGAATTGGTGTCTGTAAAGCCCAAGTCAATGTCTAAGATTACCAACTACAACTACTTGTCACTATAAGGAGTAATTACAAATGTCATTAGCACTTAATAAGATTATCCTTGCGGGGGCAACCACAAATACGCCTGGTGCGTATGTAACGTTTGCGAATATGACTGCTACAACAGTGGGTAACACAATACCTGCTGGTCTTTATACAGTTTTACCAACTGCTAACGTAACCATCAACGTAGCTACAGCAATCAATGCAACAGGTAACATCACAGGTTACTCATTGTTCTTAGCTAACAACACTGGTGGTTTAGTCTTCTCTGACGGTGTGAACTTCTCAGCCAATGCAACATCTAACACAACAGTTGTGATGTTGACGGTTACTGGTGGACAACCAGTTTCTGGTACTTACAACAACGTCTAAGGAGTGACAAATGGCTAATCCCGATTCAGTCAGTCAGTATTACTTGGATTCATTTGGGAATGGTCGTATTGGTTCTGCTCAAGCTGTTTCATTTGCAACGG